ACATCCACTGGCGCCCTCACAAGGACCGCAACATGGTCCCGCTGGAAGAAGTCCGTTCGATCAACCAGGACGCTATGGTCAAGCCTATCGTTTGGGCTGGCAACCTGACCCTCTCGAACGCCTTCCTCCAAGGCGTCCTGTTCCAAACCTGATCCCCTTAGAAAGGAGCCACTAACATGGCATCGACTGCTGCTACGGTCTTCGCGACCATTCCGACTGTGGGGATTGATCTGGACGACAAGTCCTCGACCCCTGCGTTTGCCGTCAACCTTCGTGTTTACGGCAATGATGGCCGCAATCACATTTATGCGCGGGCTTCGGAGGCTCTGTCCTCGACCGAAACCATCAAAATTGGCACCAACGGCTCTGCGTCGTCGGATTCCGGTTCGGCTGGTTGGACAACTAATACGACCGGAGGCGTGACTGCTGGCCAGTATTTCTGGGCCAAGCGCACCGCTCTCTAAGCCTTCCGCCTGCCCTAGCCTCCACTGGGGTTAGGTGTTAGCTTAATGGCCTCGGGGTTCGTCCTCGGGGCCATTTTGCTATGGAGGTAGCATGATTAACGTTGTCAGCGTCCGCGTCGGGACCAAATACCCGATTGAATACGTCACCAAGCTGCATGACGGCATCGCTCGGCATTTGGACGAAGAACAGCGCCATTATTGCCTGACGGATAGGCCAGACGAACTGCCTGAAGGCATTACGGCTATCGCGCACAATCCCGATCTGCCGGGCTGGTGGCAAAAGTGCTTTCTGTTCTGCGAAGAAGCAATGCCGTGGGAACTAGGCGACGAGGTTCTGTATATGGACCTTGACGTATGCGTGACCGGCAGGCTTGAAGAACTGCAACACGGCATCATTAAGGACTGGCATTGGCCGACCTATAACAGCAGCGTAATGCGTTGGCGGTTTGGCGACCATTCCGACATCTGGACATGGTTTGAGCCTGAGTTTATCGACCTGCCGTCTGATACCTTGCAAGGCTTGCTGCCCAAAGGCCAAGTGAACGGCGGGGATCAAGAATGGATTAGTCAAATCAGCACGTGGGACACGTTTCCGGCTGATATGTTTGTGTCATACCGGAATGCGGTATCATGGCCGCCTGAGACAGCTAAGGCGATTATTTTCCACGGCGACCCCAAGCCGCATGAAGTGACTGAGGGGTGGGTGCCAGGTGTCTGGCGCGTCGGTGGCTACACGGCCATGCCAGAACTAAGGGGCATGAACGTAACGCACGACTTTGCCTATGCCAACGTGCGGACAAACGTGCAGCGGGACTTGGCGTGGTTCTCCGGATTTGGGGATCAGGACAAGGCTTGCGTCATTGTCGGCGGCGGTCCCTCGCTTTCGGACAGTGTGCAATCAATCAAAGACCATCGCAGGCGCGGTGCCAAGATTATCAGCGTCAACAATGCAATGCGGTATCTGATTAAGCACGGCCTAACGCCAGACGGTCACGTCATGCTTGATGCGCGGGAAGAAAATCTGCACATGGTCGAGGATGCGCCAATGTCCGTGCGCTACTTCCTAGCCTCGCAGGTTCATCCGTGCGTGTTTGATGCGCTTTCGGGGCATGATGTTGTTCTGTGGCACAATGCGATGGGTTCTGGTGAGGAACTTATGGACATTATCAAGCCGTGGTTTGACGAAGGCCCAGACCAAAAGCCGTGCGTTCTAGTGCCCGGTGGAGGCACTGTCGGACTTCGAGCTATCAATCTGGCATGGCTGTCGGGGTATAAGAAAATACACCTTTATGGTTTCGACAGTTCGTATGCCGAGGGTTCACACCATGCCTATTCGCAAAGCCTGAATGACGGTGAAGCGACAATGGACGTTGTGCTGGGTGACAAAACATACACTTGCGCCCGCTGGATGATTAGGCAGGCGATGGAGTTTCAGCAGCAGTTTTTGTATCTGCGCGACCGTGGCGTGAAAGTCATTGCCCACGGGAAGGGCCTGATTCCAGACATGGGAAGGCTGTTATCCAATGGATAGCCGAAACGATAACGAGCGGCGCAAGGCGTGGGCAACGCTCAAATGGTATCCAGAGCGGCTGACGGACGCTGACCGTGCGTTGCTGCTGCTGGATAAACCAGATTTCTACCATCCGGTTGACGCTCAACAGCATCTTTACGATGAGAAGGGTTTTGCAAAATGAAACAGATTGATGGGCTTTGGTGGCCTGATTTTGACGTGCGCTGCCGTGCCGTAGTGATACACGAATGCGCCGCTGCTATGCCCCTTGTCCTGCCGTTAGTGGCTGAGAAGCGGGTATGCGTTCAAGCCGGTGGCAATGTCGGGGTGTATCCGCTCGCGCTGTCAAAGGTGTTTGGTCAGGTCATCACGTTTGAGCCGGATGAGGACAATTTCGAATGCCTGCACAAGAACGTCACATATGACGAAGCCCTTGTGTATTTCGGTGCGCTTGGGGCGGAACCTGGCTGGTGTGCAGTTCAACGCATCGACACGGACAACTGCGGTTCACATAAGACGCTGCCGGGATCGGCTGTCCCCGTGCAAACCATTGATAGCCTTGGCCTCGACCAATGCGATTTGATTTGGTTGGACATAGAAGGCGCAGAGGCTGACGCCATTAAAGGCGCACTAGCGACAATTGAGAAGTTTTCGCCTATCATAGTCCTCGAAGAAAAGGGACTAGGCCCAAAAGCCGATCTGCCCGGCTATTCAAGCGTGATGCGGATTGGAAATGACACTGTGTATCGGAGGACATAGATGGATTATGTAGCGCCTGACGGACGGGACCGGATCATTCCGCGTTTTCATATCAAGCCTGTTCGCAATAATTTCCTGTCGGAGAAGGAAGGTCGCGAAGTCTGGCACGACGTTGAGTATGTGGAGCTGATCGTACCGGGCGATAACAAGAACATCGTTGACGTGGCCGTAAAGGACGAACACCGCGAGCGTTGGCCGACCAAATACGCTGCGTTCAAGGCCAACATGGAAGCTCCTGAAAGCGGGACGCCGCTGGAAGAATGGGCGGGCGTGGGCCGTAGTCAGGTCATCGAACTGAACAGCGTCCATATTCGCACCGTGGAGGCTCTTGCGGGTCTGTCTGACAGCCAACTGGCCAAATGTGTCCCGATGGGTGGTCAAGCCCTCCGCGCTAAGGCTCAACGGTTCATTGAGCAGACTGAGGCCGAAAAGCCGCTTGCGGAGATGACGCAACGGATTCGGGAACTTGAAGAAAAACTGGCGTTGGCGCTGGAAGCTAAAGCAGAGAAGGAAGCGGCATGAGCGGCTTGGAACGTGACGTGATGTATAAGCCCGGTGCGACGTTCTTTAAGGACGGCAAATTCCTCATGTTCCGCTATCAGGCGGATTCTTCGTCGGTGATTGGCCCGCGTGTGGCGACTGAGGCCGACAAGAAGGCACATGGCGCGGAATATGATATGTATCTCAAGGAGGCGTTTAATTACGCTCCTGTGGAGGCGTTCGATCACGACGGGGTGGATGGTCCCGGCGGTGCTGCTGAGCCTGTCAGTGACGCGCAAACGCACGTTGCGGCAGATTATGAATCCATCCCCCTCGCCAAAAAGCGCGGGCGTCCTGCGAAGGTCTAACCAATGGCGATGACACTTCTTCAGATTGTCCAGCGGGCGTGTCGTCTGCTGTCCATTCCCGTCCCTACGGAAGTCGTGAACTCGACTGACGCTCAGGTCCAGCAGCTTTACGCTCTGGCCAATGAAGAAGGCGACGAACTGTCGGGCACCTACGACTGGCAAGTGATGCGTCGGCAACACCTGTTTAATACGGTGGCCAGCGCGGTTCAATCGAGTGCGATCCCGTCTGATCTGGACCACTTCATTGCCAATTCGTTCTTCAACAGAACAACGATGCGCTATATTTACGGGCCGATCACTCCGCAAGAGTGGCAGGCTATCCAAGCGCAGCCCCAACTCAATCGCGTGTTTCTGGCATTCATTGAGCGTGACGGGCAGTTTCTTGTGACCCCGACACCGGGCGCGGGGCAAGAAATTGCCTATGAATACATTACGACGAACTGGGCTAAGTCGGCTGCCGGTTCGGCGCAATCGTCATTCCTCGCTGACACCGACCTGACGTATCTGGATGACAAGCTGTTCCCGCTTGGCCTCCGCTGGCGCTTCCTCAAGTCCAAGGGGCTGGACTATGCGGAGGACTTCCGCACCTATCAGGGCGAGCGTAATCAGCGCATGGCCCGTGACGGCGGGAACACGATTATCGACAGCACGGGCGGTAACTACTACGGCTGGTCAACGAACATCCAAGAAGGCGGGTTCCCTGGATGATCCTGTTTGTCACCATCTCTGACACCAAAAACCAAGAGACGCAGCGCAAGAAGATTAACTCGCTGCTGTCGGTGTATGCGCCGGGCTATGGTTCAGCTCTGCCAGCCGCTGCGGATAGCCCAGACGGTCGGTTGTTCTATATCGGCGCACAAGGCTATCAGAACCGTTCCGGGGCATGGGTGGCGATATGAGACAAGCGGCGCAGCGATACGGTCGCCAGCCTTTACGGTCGGTAACTCAACAGCGAGTGTCTATCGGACGTGCTGTTCCGGCTCCCGTTGGTGGATGGGACGCTCAATCGCCATTGGCTGATATGCCGCCTGAGAACGCGGTCATTTTGGACAACTTCATCCCCCGCGCTGGCTATGTGGAACTGCGTAAGGGTTATGTGCCTTGGCAAGAGGGTCTGCCTCTCCCGACTGAATCGCTGATGGTTTGGCGTGGCGGCACGGCGGTTGTGCCCGATGAGATTTTTGCAGCGGCTGGCGGCTCAATCTATGACGTGAGCAACCAAAACGACGCGCCGGTTGAGGTGTTTTCCGGTGCTGGCAACGCCCGCTGGCAATGGATTAACTTTGCCAACGATGCTGGCACGTTCATGATTGCGGCTAACGGCTCCGTTGACCCGATCTATTACAACGGCTCTGCGTTTGCTTCGACGGCTATCACTGGCACGGCTGGGGTGATTACGCTCGACCCGCGCACGTTGGTTGACGTGATGGACCACAAGGGCCGCTTGTTCTTTGTGCAAGAGGACAGTCTGCGGTGCTGGTTTCTTGAGCCGTTTGCCATTCAAGGCGCGGCCAATCTGCTGGACCTTGGCCCTATTTTTGACAAGGGCGGCTCAATCCTTTGCCAAGCGACTTGGACGCTGGATGGTGGTTCTGGTGCCGATGATCTGGCGGTGTGGGTGACGACGCAAGGCCAAGTGGCTGTGTATCAAGGCCTTGACCCTTCGGATGCAAACAACTGGGCACTGGTTGGCGTCTATGACATTGGCCTGCCGCTCTCGCGGCGGTCGCTCATCAAGTATGGTTCTGACCTAGTAGTGCTTACTACCAACGGTGTCGTTCCGCTTTCGCAGGCGCTGAAACTGGACCGCGCACAAGAGAACCTTGTGGCGCTTACGCAGAAAATCCAGAACGCATTTCAGCAATCCACGACCAAATATCGCAGCAATTTTGGCTGGGAAGGTGCGCTGTATCCCAAAGGGACGCTGGCAATCTTTAACGTCCCGACAGCCAATCTCACGCGGTCGGAGCAGTATGTGCAGAACGTCCAGACGGGTGCGTGGTGCCGGTTTACGGGCATTAATGCGTTTTGTTGGGCGGTGGCTAATGACCAAATGTATTTTGGTGCGGCTGATTCTGTCTGCCTGTGGGACAGCGGTTTTGCGGACAACACGACCGGCATTGTTGGCGACATCAAGACGGCGTTCAACTATTTTGGCTCGCGCGGCAGCCTGAAGAAGTTTGAAATGCTGCAACCCGTGTTGCGGATTGGCGCAGACCTGGCACCGGCTGTCGAGATTGTCACGGACTTCAAAGAGAAGATTCCAACGGCAGTCCCGACCACAATCAGGACAACGGGTGGTCGGTGGGACACTGGCCTGTGGGATGTGGCTGTCTGGGCAAACAGCGTTGAGACGCGCGATAGCTGGACGAGCGTTACGGGCATTGGCTACTGCGGTGCGGTTCGCATGAGGGTTGAGCCGCTGCCTGTCGTATATATCGACCTCGGCGTTGATGATGACACATCGCTGGCCTATGAGGCAGATGGCATTATTGCGATGCAAGCGGCACGAAACACCAACGCGCCGTGCGAGATTATCGCGTTTAACCTCAAATACGAAAACCAGACGGGCGGGCAGCTTTGAGGCTAGTTTCCGGCCCGTTCTCGCCCCTAGTCGCTCAATGGGTAGCGGACCAGATTGGGCATGGACTGGACTGGGGACCGTGCGAGGCCATCGGGGTAGTCGATAAGCACGACAATCTCATTGGCGGTGTGGTTTTTAACCAATATCAGCCTCAATATCGGAACATTGAGGTCAGTTTTGCCGCCAATCGGTCCAACTGGTTGACGCCTTCGCTGGTCACAGGTATCTTGCGTTATCCGTTCCAACAATTAGGGGCGGCGAGAATCACCAGCCTGACGCCAAAGCGTTTGCGTCCCGCTCGCCAGTTTCTCTCAAAGTTTGGTTTCAAACATGAGGGGACTATCCGGCGTGGTTATGGTGACGATGATTGCATCATATCCGGTCTCCTCGAAAGCGAGTGGCGTGTTCACCGTTTCAACAAGGACCGTGTAAGTGAGCAAGCCCCGGCCCCCAGCGGCTCCTGATCCCGTCCAGCTTGCCAACGCTCAAAGCGCGGCAAACACCGCAACCGCGCGTGAACAGCAGCGGCTGAACATGGTGAATACGTCCGGCCCTCAAGGGACCGTGCGTTATATCGCTGACCCGTCCGCACCTGGTGGCTATCGTCAAGAGACGGCACTTAGCCCGCTTGAACAGCAGAACTACGAACGCTCGACAGGCGTTTACGGTAGCGCCCTCGACACGGCTGGCCAGCAGATTGGCCGCGTGAATACGGCGCTTGGTCAAGGCTTAAGCACCGAAGGCTTGCCGGAACTGCAAGGCTACAACGCACCTGACTTTGACCGCCAACGGTTTGAGGATTCGGTTTATGCCAGCCAGACCCGTAGGCTTGACCCGCAATTTCAGCGGCTTGAGAGGTCGCAAGACGCACGTCTTGCCGCGCAGGGCCTTGGAGCGAATAGCGAGGCAACGCGAAACCTTCGAGCTGATTTTGCTAGAGATAGAGCTGACGCATACGGAGAGGCAGCCAACCAAGCCATCCAAGCCGGTGGCGCGGAGCAATCTCGCGCTATTCAGCAAGCCATTGCGGGTGGGACATTCGGTAATCAGGCGCGGACGCAGGGCCTGCAAGAACGTGCTTACGTCCAGAACCAGCCCCTTCAGCAGCTTCAAGCTCTGCTAGGCACAGGCCAAGTCGGTATGCCGCAAGGCATCCAATACAGCCCGACCGGTGTGGGTCAGACGGACGTTCTGGCGGCTAACCAAATGAGTCAGAACCAACTCAACCAAAACTATCAGGCCCGCGTGGGTCAACAGAACGCACTGATGAGCGGTCTATTCTCGCTTGGTTCGGCTGGCATTGGCGCGTCTGACCGTCGCTTAAAACGCGACATCAAGCGCGTTGGCACGATGGCTAACGGCCTGCCGGTTTACGAATACCGCTACGTCTGGGGCCGCAAGCGTCACATTGGCGTTATGGCTCAGGACGTTCTCAAGGCTGGCATTGATGCGGTGGTTCGTCACTGGACGGGCTTCCTCATGGTCGATTACGGGAAGCTCTAAATGGCCGTCCGTCCTCCCATGCCTGTCCCGCAGATGATCGAAACGCCAGCGATGCGCCGTAGCGCAATGCTGGCTAAACTGCTTGAGGAGCAGCGTCAGCCCGTTGAGATTAAGGGCGGCTACGGCGAACTTGCGGCTAGACTTCTCGGCCAAGGCATCACGCAGTTTGGCGCTAACCGTGCAGAGCGGGCGGTGCGTGACGAACGGGCAAGACGGACGACGGGTGAGGCTGACGCGCTTGGCTTGACGTTGGCAAGCGTGTTGCGCGATTCCGGTGGTGCGCCGCCTGCTACGGATATGCCGCCCGCTGCCCCGCCTCCAATGGTGCCGCCCGTTGCCAACACGCAACAACCCGTTGAGGCCATGACGGCCCCTGTTGCAGCGGTTGCGGGTTCGCCTATGCCCCCCGCTGCTCCGGCTGGAATGCCTGCGGCAATGCCTCCGATGGCAGACGTTCCGCCGATGCCGCAACCCTCCGCGCCGCCTGTCAATGCCCCGCAAATGGCCCCGCAAATGGCCCCGCAAGCTGCGCCACAAACGGCCCCGCAAATCGCGCCTCAATCGGCTGCTAACCCGCTTGGGATTACGCCGGGTGAAATGGCCCGGATTCAGGAGGGCGTTGACGCGTTCCGCCGCACGGGTGACCCCGCAATTGGAGCGTGGGTGCGGGGAGAAATCGACCTGGTTCGTCAACGAATGTCGGCTCCGGCTGCGGAGCGGAGAGAAGTTACAGACCAAAACGGCGTCAAGTATTTGGTTGACCCGACTGGCGCGACGCCGCCGGTTCCGTTGTTTGGTGAGCAAGGCGTTCCTGAACTTGCGCGAACCAGAACCGTTGTGGCCGGGCCAAATGACCCGTTCGGCATGGTTGAGGGGACCACATATTCTATTAATCCAAGCGGCGTAGCCTCGACGGTTCAAACGCCAACGGCGGGCTATCGACGCCTGAGAGACGGGACGCTTGTTCCAGAAACCGGCGGTAGGGAAGACCTCGGCGGAAACCAGACTGCGCGGTTTGCAGCCATCACTGGCGAGCAACAGCGGATTCGCCCACTTCTCGACCAAGCAACCGCAATTACCCGCAACATTCAAGCGGTGCGGGCCGGTGTGGGAGCGCAAAACGGCGCGGGCGACATTGCTGCGGTTAACGGATTGCAACGCCTTATTGACGACGGTGTGGTCAAAGAGGGCGACGTTAATCTGCAACTGGAAGTGCAAGGCATCGCGGGTGGCTTGGCCGGTCTGCGCGGCTATCTCACATCGTCAGGGCGGTTTAGTCCAGAGATTCGCGCACAAATCTCCGGTGTGGCCGAAACACTGTATGGGACACAAATGCCCATGATTCGTGAGCAAGTCATGGGCCGCAGAGAATTTCTGGACCGTAGCCTTGGCGCTGGCGCGTTTGATGACGTTGTGCCGCCGTCCGTTCGTCAGGCTTACGGATGGGAAGACGCCCCCGCGCCTGAAGGCCCCCGCTTGACGCCAGCCCAAGCCGCTCAACTTCCGCCGGGAACGTCGTTCCTTGATATGAACGGCAACCGGAGGACGCGGCGATGAGACGCCAAGACCCCTACGCTAACATTGCCACGCCAGTGCCAGCGGGCGACCCTTACGCAGACATTGCGCTGCCTATTCCGACTAACCGCAACAGACGCCAAGCGCCTCCACCAACAGGACCGGCGGGCGAAGACGACGCAGACGTGCCGTTTCAGCCGGAATTGTTGCCGCAAGATAACGGCATCTATCCGTCTGCCCCGTTAGATACCATTGGAGAGCAAGAGGCCGCTGCTAATCGAGCGGCATTTGGCAACCAAGGAACGCGGTTAGACCCTATCGACCTTCAAACGCTTCCGCCGGAAGACATCGCGTATTTGAACGCGGGAATGTATGTCAGGCTGCCCAACGGTGAAGTGTCACGAATGATGCGTGATGCGCGTCCGGGTGCCGGTGGGCCGGGGACGCAAGAAATCCGGCCCGGTCTGTTTATTGAGGAAAACTCAGACGTTCCGACTGACATAGCCAAATCGCTCCCAACCGGCGTGGTCGAAAGCCTGACCGGCCTTGCTGGTATGCAAGGCACAATCGGTCAGATGATTTACGGCAAGCAATCGCTGGGCCAAAATATGCCGGGATTTGGCATTGTTGGGCCTACCGGAGCGCAAATAAATCAGACCATTCGGAACCAGATTGGTTACGACTATTACCAGCCGCAAACGGTTCCGGGTGAGTATGCACGAACCTTTGGCGAAAACCTGATTGGCGGTCTCGCACCAGGTGGTCCGTTAACGCGGGCTGCATCCGTAGCCGTTCCCGCTTTTGCTAGTGAAGGCGCTGCACAAATTGCGGAAGGCATGGGCGCAAGCCCAACGGCGCAAACTATGGCCCGCACCATTGCTGGCCTTGGCGGCGGCTTGGCGGTCGGGGGCGTAAATGCCGTTCGCGGCGGTGCTGACATTTCGCTTCGGAATGCGGCGCAGGGTGTAACACCGCAACAATTGCAAATGGCAGCGGCGCTCAAAGATAGGGCGCAAGCGGCTGGCATTAACATGACGATGGCAAACGCCATTCAGCAAGTTACGGGTGGCGCAACTGGTTTGGGTCAGTTGCAGCGAGCAGTTGAGGGCAACTCTCTTTTGCAGCGATATTTTGCGGAACTGCCAGAGCAAATGCGCACAGCAATGATGGCGCAACTTGACCAAATCGGACCTAGCGTTCCTCCGTCAACGCTTGCTCCGCGCGTTCAGCAAGCGTCGGCTGGCGTTCTCGAAACTCTTCGCCGCCGTGCAAACGAAGATGCCGACCCGTTTTATCGGAATTTGCCGGGTCAATCTTTGTCAGATGCTGATTATGCGGTGCTGGCAGAAAATCCGTCGTTTCAAAGGGCGCTCGGAGAGGTTAGGGGAAACCCGGAAATTGCGCCTAATCTTATGGCTGGCGGAACCGCTGTGCCAGACAATGACCTTAGCGTCATAAATGCCGTTGTAAAACGCCTTCGCACTTTGTCGGAGGAAGCTGTTCCAAACTCCATGCGAACGGGAGGTGATTTGGAAACTGCGGCGGTTAGAACAAACGCAGCTAATCTTGCGGATGAGTTGGCGCGGCAAGCCTCGCGTGATTACGGCATGGCTCGTGATACCGTGCGCGGGGTCAATGAGGCGTTTGGAGACCCGCTAAAAGCTGGCGTTATAGGCGCTCTTGCCGACACAAGCGATGTTGCGCCAAACCTTGCGACCATGACGGGGAGAATATTCCCTCCTAAGCCGTTTGAAGGCCAAGCAGACGAAGCTGTTCAAGCTTTTGAGTTAATGAATCTGGTTGACCCCACCGTTGGTGGTCCGCTTGTTCGTCAGCATCTTGCTCGGCAATTTATGGATTCTATGAAGGACAAAACCGGCGGACCAAATCAGTTTGGTGGCGCTGATTTTGCCGCGCGTATGTTTGGCAATGAGGAACAACGGCGGGCAGTTTTGGGCGCTATTGACGTGACGGCACCGCCGCCTAGCCCTTTAGCTTTTCCGCCGCTTAATCCTAATGCTCCGCAGGCTAGGCCTTCCGACCCGATGGCGCAACTTGTCGAGATTTTGCAAGCCACCGGCCAGCGCCACCAAGGCGGTTCACAAACAGCGTTTATCCAAGAGCTTCAGCGGCAAATGCGCGGCGGCGATGTCGTTCAAGAGTCGTGGGCTTCGCTGTTAAATCCAATGCGAATTCCTGGACGCGTTGCAGGGGCGGTTGACGAGCTAACGGCACAAGCCAACAAAGACACACTAGCCAATCTGCTAATGGGCAGCTCAGAAGAATTCAACGCTCGGCTGACCCGTGCGCTTAACCGTCCCCGTGGCGCTAACCGCATCCGTGCGGGCGTAGCGGTTACGGCAGGACAAGAGGACTAGAAATGGCCCGCAACGGTTCTGGCTCATATTCGCCCCCATCAAACACATGGAACCCTGCGGTTCCTGAAACCGCTATTCTGTCGGATGACTGGAATGCAACGCTTGCGGACCTTGCGACGGCGCTGACGCAATCGCTGGCATCCGATGGCCAGACGCCTGCTGCTGCGGTTATTCCCTTCGCCCAAGGCATTCGCGTATCCGATGGCCTGATTACGGCTCCGTCGATTGCCGTGATTGGCGACACGGACACCGGCTTCTATTTCCCCGCTGCCAACTCGGTAAGCCTGGTGTGCGGCGGTGTGTCAGTTCTGGCCGCGACCACGGCTGGCGTGACGTTCCCGCTTGGGGTGACGTTTGCTGGAAACCAGACCGTCACTGGGAACCTAACCGTCAACGGTAATACGACCATTGGCAACGCTGGCGCAGATACGCTGTCGGTTGTCGCTACCGGCACGTTCACCGGTAATCAGACCTTTAATGGCACGGCTACCTTCACCTCGACTGTGACCGTTCCTGACGCATCGTTCTCGAATGCCAAACTGGCGACGGTTGCCACGGCCACGATCAAGGGCCGGGTAACTGCCTCGACCGGCGTGGTTGAGGATTTGACCGGCGCTCAAGCCACCACGATCCTAAGCGCGGTTGTGGGTGACAGCGGCTCGGGTGGCACTAAGGGCCTAGTTCCCGCTCCTGCTGCTGGCGATACGGCTGCGGCCCGTTTCCTTAGCGCGTCTGGCACGTTTGCGGCGGCGGTCCCGGTTGGTTCCGTCACTATGTATGCGGCTAACACGGCCCCGACTGGATGGCTTGAGTGTAGCGGAGCGGCTGTCTCGCGCACGACATACGCTGGCCTGTTTGCTGCAATCGGCACGGTGTTCGGGACGGGTGACGGCTCCACCACGTTCAATCTTCCTGATATGCGCGGCGAGTTTGCGCGGGGCTGGGATAACGGACGCGGTGTCGATCCCGCTCGCGCATTTGGTTCGGCGCAGGCGGATGAACTTGAGGCGCACGTTCACAGCGTTCAGCCTCCTGCGGCCAGTGGCGAGGCTGGTTCGGGCCTGACCACGACCGGATCTGGCGGTGTGGAAACCATTACGGCATACGACACGGCCTCGACTGGCGGCACCGAGACGCGGCCTCGGAACATCGCCCTCATGTTCATTATCAAGTTTTAAGGGACGACAATGGCCAACACGCCCCGCAAGACATATCCAGAACTTACCGCTCAAACCACGGTGGTTGATACGGACCTGTTGGCGACTTACCGGACGCCTGGCCCCCTTAAAAAACTGACCGTTGCAGTTCTTCGGGCGTTCGTTCAAAGGCCACGGACACAATCGGTGTCGTCAACGTCTATCACGTTGTCCAGCAGTTATTTTGGCTACACGACGTTTTTGACGGCCAGCACGGCTGTTACGATTACGGTCCCGGCGGGCCTTGACCCCGAATTCGAAGCTGCTTTCGTGCAATGGGGAACGGGAACGGTCACGTTCGTCCCGTCATCCACGACGATTAACCAGACGGACGGATTGTTTTCGACTGTCGGCCAGTATGCGACCGCCTCGCTTATCGGCAAGCAACAGGATCAGTTTGTTCTGGCTGGGCAGCTTGCATGAACCGGATTCCGCTAATTGCATCGCAAGGGGTAGCGGCACCATCACGGGAAACAAGCGTTCAAAACCGCTTTAATCCGTCTGGGGGCGCGGCGGCTAACACTGTCTATGACAACGCGACCGGTGCAGTCTCGGCGCTTCAAGCGTTCGGAACCTCGGGCAAGTCCAGCCGCGCGGACGGGCAAGTCATCACCTATTCGCTCGCCGCTTGTGATCCGGCGTGGGAGCTGAACCCCGGCATTTACAAGTGGGACGGGTCAGACGCTTATGTTGGTTATCAGACGGCTGGTGTGAACAATTCCGCAGACGGACGGACGGTAACTTATACGTCGGTTGGTGACGGGACGGATGCGGTCAACGTCAAATACACGGTGAACGGCGTTTACAGCCCAACCAACGTCATCCCGGCTGGCGCATTTGACGCGATGCTGGCCAGTATCACTCGGACACAGAGCAACCTTGCCTGTTGTTTTGTGGCGGTGGGGGCGTCGAACACAGAGCCGACTCCGACGATCCTGCCTGATCTGGACGGGAAGCTGCTTTATGTCCTGAATGGTGCCACGCGCCTTACCCGGACGGCTTTGTCAGGCTCACTGGACATGGTCGCGAGGGCTACTGAACAGCCCGCTACTTACGATCAAAACGAACTGCTGCAATATACGTCTTACGTTGCCATTGATAACACGACGACCTCTGCGGAGACGGTCGGGGCGTTCGCTGACAACTATTCTCCGACGCCATCCAATCCTAACACATGGATTATCGAGAGCGATGATGCGGCGGCGCATCAGATGGGGTCGGCGTCTCCGATCTATCTAGGGGCCAACCACGGCACCCCCTCTCGTCGGGTTTTAGCCACGGCACACGGCAAGACCAATTCCGCGCGAGGCAACATCTACTCGCAAGGCGGAAACCAATTCCAGCTTACCCGTATCATCGACGCCAATTATCTGCTGTTTACGTCGGTTGTGACGGGCGCGGATGACCTATGGACGTTTGTTCCTCAGTCGATCACCGCAGGAAGCTTGACCTACGTTAGCGGCCCCGTTGCTGGTAACATCACGGTTACGTCGTCTACATTCGATCAAGTCTATCCGATGAATCAGGGTGTGGAAATCACGACCAGCCTTGGCGGCGCTCCCTTGACTGAATCCGGCGCGTATGAGGCGCGGGTGGTTAGAACCCGAACCTCCTACCGCATTCCCAACATCAAGGATGTTCAGCGATACATCACCGACAATATCGGCAACACGGCTGATATTCTCTACAATGACCCGTCGATTGACTCCCAAGTCGGTTTTGTTCTGAACACACTGGAAACGCCGTCAGGAGCCAGAACCGTTTATTACCAACGGACAGCCATTCAGTCGTATTATTGCGCTTTTATGTGGCCTAGCCAGCACCAGACGCTGAACCCTATCCCGGCTAATAGCGAAACGGTTTGGACGTTCATTGAGGGCGTTAACGCTTTTGAAAGCGGCATTAACCAAAACGAAGGAACGCCACTGGCGTTTTCGTCGGTGGTGAACACGACCTCAAACACGCTGGAATATTACGCCCGCAACACAACGTGGGTGAGCGGCTCTTATTGGGCTGACGGGCAGCAACACGCGCCGACGCTGACCATGCTGGAAATCCGCAATTCGGGCGGCACTCCGATCAAACGGCTAGTGATTGTAAACGACGACGCTGAAGGGCGTTCATCGGTGCCGGGGTTTTCGGCCATCACCTGTTTCCGTTCAGGGGCAGGCAAGATTTATCCCGCAGTGGACTACGCGCGGACAGTGCCGCAAGGCGAGACAGACATGACGATAGGGGCGTGGGGCGTGGTCGACCCGGCTTACGACCCGCAGTCGATCGTCAACTTCATCTATCTGAAAAACGGCGGTGTCTACGGGTTTCGGTGGAACACATTGAACACCCTGACAAATTATGACATTCCGATTCCGTCATATCTTGAGGGGTTTAAATTGCGTATCGTAAACGGAAAGCGGGCAGCGAGCGTAACGATCCAGACGACGACCGTGACCAGTGGTGCAATTCGCGTTAGCACCACAGGGCCTGGTGGTTTTTCTGCCGAATTTTATAGGGGTTAAGTAATTATGATCCTTGAGCCGGGCCACCTCATCACCCTCGGCCTTACTGGCG